GCATCCGCTCATTTCGCGCGGCATCGTCGCGGCTGGCCTTTTGCCGCGCTTCCATGTCTCCGCTCTCGCTCTGCCCAAGCATCTTTCCGATGGTGCCCACCACCGGGATGCTTTCAAGGGTCTTGGCTAAACCATCGCCGATGGCGTAGGCGATGTTCGCGCCGGTTGAGTTGAAGATTGGATTCTTCAACGTGTCATCGATGCTCTTTAGCAGCGTGTCCGCAAGCTGGATTCCAAGAAACCCGCCGATGGCTTTCCCCATCGAACCGCTCCAAGACTTCATGCCCTTGGAAATGGCCTGCTCAATACCGCTCACCTTGTTCGTGGTGGCGGTTTCAACCTTCTTCCACCCGGCGATGTACTGATCGGATTCAAGCGTGATACGGGTTTTGAACGCTGCAACATTACCCATTGCGCTTTCCTCCAAACATGGCGCGCAACTGCTTCACCGCATCCAGCGGCGCGCCCTTGGGCTTGTCTTCATAGGGCATGAAATCCGCCACCTTGAAAGGTGTGCCGCTGGTGCGGTGGCAGTTCGCTACGGTGCTGGCGATGATCGCGGAACGCAAATCGGCGCGCGTATCACCGAAAGGCTGGACTGCGTTGTAGGCGATCCATTCGGTTAGTTCGCGGCTCGACATGGTTTCCTCTAGTTCCGCGACCGTCTTCCCTAACGCTAGTGCCAGTTGGAACAGGAAGCGCCGAAGCGGTCGCTCACTCAATTTTTTTCGATGGCTTCCTTGTCCTTCGCACCCATGCCCGAAAGACGCGTTGCGATGTCGTACAACTCATCGATGACCGACGCGGGCATATCTCCAATGGCTTCGATGTCCGCTGCGCTGAACATCGGCGCATCACCGTCATACGCGCACATGGCCACGAGGCTGGCGCGGATGTTGGTGAGGGTCTTTCCCTTGGCGCTCCAAATGCGCTGCTCCCACTCGTCGCGCTTGCCTGCGGTGAGCCCGCGCATGGTCACAACTCCCACTCCGGGCACCGTCACCTGCTCGGTGGGGACGGTGGCCCGGAGTGCGAGAAACTTGGCTTTCAGGTCGCTCACGGTTTAGTCCTGATCCGTGAAGGTGACGCTTCCGGAAATCTTGATGCTGATCGACGCGGTAACCGCCGAATCCATCGCACCCTTCACGCTGAAATCGGTCACGAACCCGATGAACGCGAAGGTTGCACCAAGATTTCCGGTGGTTCCGAAAGTAATGAGCCAGGACTTCAGCGCCGGGCGGGTGGTGGCCGCGGTCACATCCAGTTGGCCCAGCACGGTCACCTGCTGCGCGTCATCGGGGTCAAGATTCACCTCAAGCGACACGGTGCCGCTATCGATCAGCCCCGCCGCGTAGGTGCGAAACTGGTTGCCCAGGTTCGAAACATCGATGGTGTTGAGCTTGAGGCCATCAAGGTTGATCGACAGGATTTCGCCAACCGCTGCGCTTGGCGCTGAATAAGCGCCGCTGGCAAGTGGGCCAACCTTGAGCGTGGTTCCGAAACTCGTAAATGCGGCCATGTGCGTTTCCTCTCTGTGTTACCCGCCGGGGGTGGTGATGGTGGTGGGTGCAACCGATTGCGCGCGGTAGTAGGCATCGACCGAAACCACCGCGATATGGATTCCCGTTTCCGTGCCTTCTGCGCCCACATCATAAGTCGATGTAATGCCGTTTTCACGGATTTCATGGATGGTTGTGCTGCTTGCCGTACCGGCTGCGCCATGCATTGCGCGGCGCACGATCTCGCCCAGTTCGCGCGCGGCCTTCAGGCTGGCCGCCACGCACTCAATGTTCATTCCCATACGGCGCAGGCAATCGGTGCGGGGAAATGACGGGCTCACGGCCTCGTCAGTCTGCACCGTCAGCACGATGGCGGGCAAGGTTCCGATGTCCTGGCGATAGGCGGAAGTGATCCGGGATTCCGGCACCAGCGTTGTCACCGCGGTGTTCTGAACCAATCCCTGGCGGATGGCTGCGATGATGGTGCTACTCATTTCACCCCATTCCGCGCCGCGGCTTTGGCCGCTAGGCGCTCAAAGACTTCGGGCAACTTGCGGTTCAATTGGCTTTCGGCCGTGTACCGAAACCGCTTCAGGATCGAAAACGCCCCGTTGAACCCGCGGTAGGAACGCTTGGAATGGCGGCCGGACTCCATAAGGAACATGCCGGGGCCCCACGCCTTCAAGCGCAGCAGGTAGCCCACGCCGCGCTTGAGCTTCGCCACCTTGAAGCCCCAGCCATCCTTCCCATCGCGCACGAGGGCTTGGATGGCAAGGTTTCGGGTAAAGCCCACGGGCAGTCCCTGCTTTCGATTCTTGTTCCACCAGCGGTGTTGCAACGCGCGTTGCAGGCTCTCGCCATCGTGCTTGCCGGTGAGGGAATCGAAGTACTGGAGCAACGCCATTTGGGTTGGCTCGCCCATCTCCTGCAACACCTTGAGGACGGTGTCATCCAGTTCGCGGCCGGTCATCGCAAGGATGGTTTTCCGGAACTCCGGCATCCCTTCGACAATCAAGCGTTGACGCGCGCTGGCCATTACTGAATCTCCGTGGCCATGCAATCAAGAAACTCGCGCCGCTCGCGCCAATCGGTAACGGTCACGATTTCCCACACCCGACGGGTCATCCCGCCCTCGGTCGATACGGTTTGCAACTGGCTGCGGTGGCTCACATTTGGATTCCATCGAAGGCGGATTCGGTGCGTCACCACCTGATCAAGTTGCTTGTGGTTCATGCGCTCACTGGGTGTCGCGTCGCTGATTTCGGCAAACAGGATGGTTCCCGTGCCCGCTGCGTTTACCGTGCGGATCGGCTGCCCGTAGGTATCCAGCGCGGTAGTGGCCCCCAGCAGCTCCAGCGCCACGCGCATATTGCCGGGGTTCACCAGTAGCCCCCATCCTGATACTGCACGATCAACCGGCGAACGGTCATCGGGATTTCAACAGGTGCCGCAGCCATCGCCACGCTCGCGCGATTGTCGTACATGTGGCTGCATTGCAGCAGGCACGCGTGTACCAGGGCGCGGGGGATGTTCGCGGCCGCCGCACCATAGCCCGCCGTGAATGCCACGGACACATCAAGCGCCCCCTCGCCAAGCGTGCTGGGCCACGATTGCGAACCCTTCAGGATCACGCGCCCGATGCCGTTGACGCTGAACGCGTTGTAGGCGCTCGCGGAAAGCGTTTGGGTGGCCCCGGCTGCGTCGGTGTAGGTGATGCTGGAAACCGAAATGAATGGCGAACGCGGCAACACGATTTCACCATCGGTGGGGAACGCTTCCAGCGAATAGGTGAACGAACGCGTGATCAGCGCCCGCCGCGTTTCGTTTTCGATCACCTGCGTGGCGGCGAGAACCATATCGGCTAGCGCCGTGTCATCTTGGGTATGGAAGATGCGCCCGAAAACTTTGAAATCGGCCACGCTGATCGCGGTGGTAACTGCGCCGGTGTCGTTTAGGTTCGTTCTCACGCCCAAACCCTCATGGGGGTAGATGGTGCAGGATCAAGGATCGGAAGCTCCGCGGCTTGGGCCTCGGTCAGTTCGCCAGCCACGCGCAAGTTCGCATGAAAGCGGCTATCAGTTTGCGGTTGCTCCGTGGCTGCATCGATCCATGTAATGGGGCCAATCCATCCAATGTCGATGCGCTGCCCGTCCAGGCTGTGGCACTCGCCATCGATGCGCTGAACCGCAACGCCGATGGCATCGAAAGCCTCGGCCATCTGCGTTTCGGTGTTGGATCGCAGGTAGTAATCGGTCATGCGGTGAGGCTCTGAAGGGTTGCGGTTGGCAGGACGCTTGGCCAATACTTGATGGCCCGAATTGATCCGTTAAGCAACACAGTTGCATCCGTGATTGTGGTTCCATTTGTTGAAACGCCGCCCAACACCAGCCAGGTTGGCGCGGTCGAAAATGCAATGCTTGAGGATGTCGCAACGGTGCCACCGTTCAGGGTCAGATTCACGGTGCTTCCGCTGAACGAAAACGCACCCTTGGTGCGCGCTCCGCTGGTGATGCTGTTCGATGTGGTCACCGCATTGGCGGCCCCGAAATCGGCCACCTTCAAGTTGCCAGCGGCGGCAGTTTGCTGGAGGTGCAGATGGCGCGCGGTTACATCGGAAGTGGAAAGCACGCTCCGAACCGTGCTGGTGATGCCACGCACGCCGCCGTACCAATCAGCGTAGAAGGTTCCGCTTGTGCCGCCGGTGAACCATGAGGAAAACCCGGTGCTGGCTGCAATGCAGGTATCTGCGGTGCGCTGCACGGTCGATGAGGTTGTAGTGGGGATATAGGAACTAGGTGCGGTTCCGGACTCAAGCTGCGCGCCCCACAGTAGAAATGTGGAGCTGTTCCCAGCGTATGCGTAGCGCCCGTAATCGCTTGTGGGGGTCACGCCCGCGCCTGTGCTATCTAGCGGAACGATGAAGCAAAAGTTCACAGATGCCGCAACCGTCACGGTTAGACGGATTCGATACCACCCGTTGGGATACGCCTCAACAGTTCCAGCCGCATTGCTGGCAGTTCCAACCGCGGCGGCTGGCTGTTGGATCGCACCAGTAGCTAGGGCCACCGTCACATACCCGAAATTGGCAGAGGCAGATGAAATGACCAAGCGAATAAATCGCGCGCTGCCGCTGCCTGCCTTGGCCCAAACGCTGGCGGTATAGGTTCCAGCCGTTGCGCCCGCGGGCGCTTGGTAGATGGAACGCGCCTGGTTGGTGTTCGGTTCCGTGAACAGGTTGCCGGTGTTGGTGTTCTGCGGTGATGTTCCACCAGTTGCGGAAACCGATGTGTAGGCGGTTTGAATCGTCCACACGCTAGATTGGGTGAAGTTTTGGGAGAAGCCCAACAGGTTTGTGGCTGTGCCCTCAATCAGCAGCCCGCGCGCGGTCAGCGTGGTTGGGTCATAATCAAAGCGGGGAACATCGGCGCTTGCCGTTGCCACATATCCGCTGCCATCGATGTAGGTGGATGTGCTGCTACTGCGCGTGAAGGTGAACCGG